CACAGAAAACTTATGGACTTTATAACAATATCAGTGGTGGAGCCGACATTTCAGCTCGTCTAGGGGCAACAGGGAATACGGTTACCATTACTAATGGTAAATACCGCATGGTTGCTACAGATGGTACCAATTGGTACGATATTTTTTCTTTAGATGGATTAGGCGAAGCATGGGTCGAAAAAACTGATTCTGATTCACCTTATACAGCGTCCGACGGCGATAATATTTTTGTTGACTGCTCAAGTGATGTAGTCACAATAACATTACCCGCCTCTCCTACAATCGGAATGCAAGTAAAAGTTATTGATGGCACAGGAAGTGCGGGAACCAATAATATTACTATTGACGGCGGCGCTGAAAAAGTTCAAGGAGACGCAGCCGATATGACAATTTCAACTAACAGTGCAGGGATTTCTTTGGTATACTACGATTCAACAAATGGTTGGAGACTAAAATATAATGACTAATTTACAGGATTTTACAAACAGAAGTGAAGTAGGTGCAATCAAGCCTTGGGGAAAAGCAACAGCTCCTGCTGGCTATGTATTGTGTGACGGAGCGGCTATTTCCAGGACTACTTACGTTGAGTTATTCACTGTCATAGGCACAACTTATGGAGTAGGAAACGGATCTTCAACTTTCAATGTCCCTGATCTTCAGGGTAAAAGTCCTCAAGGATATGATGGCAATACTTACAATCTAGCTGGAACGGGAGGCGCGAACACCGTGACGGTGTCCGTGACGAACAACCAAGCTGTTAATAGTTCTTTGGCCAACAACCAATCTGTTACTGTGACAGGAGATATTGGAAATACATCTTTAACTACGGCTCAACTTGCTTCTCATGCCCATAGCGGTATGGGGAAACATAACACGGAACCAAGAGGAGTGGATAAATATTATCCTTCTCCTTGGGCACCTAGTAGTACCCCTGGTGATGGTCAAGTAGGTGGCGCTACTCCTAGTGCTAATATCTTGATGGTTCCTGCCGGATCAGGAACAGCGCATAATCACGGAACGGGAACTTTAGCTGGAACTTTATCGGGAACAGTTGCAATAACAAATGCTCTAACAGGAGCTGTAACGGCATCAGGAACAAATTCATTTTCACCTTACGTGGTGGTTAACTATATTATAAAACATTAGAGGAGACATGGCAGATCAATTTGTAATACTTAACGAAGATTATATCCTAGTAGATGACCACTGGAAAATTAAGTGGTCGGATAAAGGGAATGCAATGCCTTCACTACCTGCTACTGTTCATGCTGTTATTTGGAATAATTTAAATGGTCCGAATGAAATTCAATATAAAGACGCATCAACTCATTCAATGACAGTAAATACGAATCTTTCTGCAACATCAGATTCAGTAGGATCTACTACTGTAGCTGATTTATTAACTTGGGCTACGACAAGAAGTGCGCAAATTGAACAGGCGCATCTTGATTTTAGAGTTGCGGGATTCGGTGAACCAGGAACTGCTTCAGAAAACAAAGTCTGGACAGATTACGATCCCAATCACAGTTAATAATCCTAATTTTTAAAATTGTGCGATAATTGCTATTCTCGGAATAGAATCAGTGGCATTAAATAACAAAGGAGCGTGCCATATACCTGTTTTAAAGAGGATTGCTCTGTTTTTATAAAAGCCTATATGAGTATTCAGTACTAATTCTTCCCCGTTTTTTACATAAAATCCTGTTCCTTTATTAATATCTGTATTTCCATCAAGATACAGTAAAAGTTGATTATCAAAAGCAGGACCATCACAGTGAACGAGAGGTTCCTTGTGCGATCCCTGCATAGTAAAAGATAAAAGATTAAATTCTTTAATTAAAAAAGGAGTTTTTGATTTAATACAATCCTTTATACATATAGCCACGGGGTCGGTGAAACTTATATGCTTTCCAAACCATATATGTTTGGCTTGAATAGCGGTATTTTTTGCCTCCCATTCTATATCAGGAATATGATTTAGTAGTTTAAGAAAAATCTTTTTTGGTAAAAAATTATCAATAATATGAATATTAAAAGCGGTGCTTTGTGGTTTCATTTTTTATTTCTGAAGTTTTTTATTAAATTCTGTCGATTCTTGATCTATTTCTTCTTTTAAATTTTTATATGGTCCTTCTGCATTAACATAGTGTAAAAAAACTTGGTGATGCCAACTTCCATCTGGTTCCTGAAAAATAGGGCGCCCGTGTTCTATTTCCATTCCTTTATACAATACACCATCTCCTTCTTTTATGAAAAGGGGAGTTTCTCCCATATACAGAGGCCACTGATAATCTTTATTATGATATTTTTGTTTTAATGTAAGAGACACACTTATTTCACACGCTGCTCTATCTGTATGTGGATCTAACTTAGATCCTGAGATATATAACCTACTGTAAGCATAAGTTGGATTAAGTTTTAAATTAGATTCTGTTTCTATTCTATTTTTTAAAAAATATAAAAGATGTCTATACATAAGAATATAACTAGAATGCATAGAAAACGCTAAAGAAACTTGACTATCACCAGGCTCTATTTTATCTATCATCTTTAATGAGCTAAAACTAATAAATTCCGCCACATCGGAAGAAAGTAAATTTTTAATATATTTATATTTTTCTTTCATTTCCACTATCCCAATAGTCATCCATTACCACCCCCCATCCACCCAATGAAGAAATGAAAGATGACCGTTTTTTTGCACGTAATACCTGCATATCTAAAATTGCTCCTCTAAAGGATAAAAAAAGTTGTGTTATAGTGGTGTTTTTAAAATCATATTTAAAAATACACGGTGTTTGTAGGCTATAGTCTTTGACCGTTGTAAGGGATCCTCCAATAAACAATGTATCATTAATCATACATAATCCCCTTAAAAAAATAGAATTATTAAAACAATGAAGGACTGAAACAGTTCTAGTTATTAAATCTAGTTTTTTAAGTGTGTATTCCGCTGTAGATAAAAAATAAATAGCATTATTTTTTAGAACTAGATTATGAACATCTATTCCCATATTCTCATAGATATTTTTAATATTAAAATTATTTTTATCTAACTCAATAATTTGACTGGGTTTCCCTCTATTATGATTTACGAACCATAAACTGAAATTATTAATTAAGAGAGAATTAGGATGGCGAGTATCATGTTGATATACATCTGGTGGAAGGGAAGGAGGATTAATTATCTTTAATTTTTCAGTACAGAAAAAAAGTTTTTCTTGAGTTTTTAAGTTGTGTTTACTTATGCAATTAACGGATGTTCCTGTTAAGTATAACCAATTATTATCAAATAAGATTTGATGTGTATTAGGATAATAATTTGATATTATTTCCTCATTAAAAGAAAAATCTTTTTTAAAAGAAACTACTTTTCCATGAGAAGCAATAAACAGTTTTTCGTTGTTTTGAGCAATTCCAAAAGGTCTGAATATATTTCTTCCTTTATTTTGAGCCCGTATGTCACTTAATTTTTCTTCCTTGGGCGCCTTATAAGAGACTATATCTTTTTTTAAATCTATAATAAAAAAAGTATGGTCTGATTGATCGACCGTTAAGATTAATGAATCCATGTGATAATAGCGTGTCTATTCCCTTTTGTAACAGGTGTGATTGCATGAGGAAAACAGAAATTACTAGGAAATACAACAACGCTGCCAGCTTTCTTGGGAATTATGTATTCTCCTTTAAAAAATGAAAAATCTCCCCCTTCATAGTCATCATTTAAAATAAGGGAGCAACTTAAAACTCTCTGAAATAGGTCTGCATGATCTGTGTGCTCTCGATATTCCCCTTTCTCAGATCCTAAGTATAAAAGATGTTGATACCCTGTATCCTCAGTCGTGTCCCCTGTGTGAAAGTCTGCCTCCTCTTGAGAATATAATTTTAAAGCTTTTGATACTATTTTAAAAATATCATCACTAAATTCATCCTCTAATGTCTTTACATAACAATTCCTATCAGGGTTTCGTAGCCCCTTCGATCCTGTAGATGCCCTATTGAATGTCATATCTTCTCTATTGACAATTTTTTTACATAAATTTTGGTCAATTAAATTTTCGTAGCATTTCACAAAATCACTTAATTTTTTCATTTATTTAAAACTCTTCTTGTGCCAGAACATTTTTTTGTATCTATCAACAAACTCGCTATTTAACAGATTTATTGTAGCTCGATGTTTTTTTTCAAAATAAAACTCCGATGACATTTTCCACGATTCCCTTTTAAAGGGAAAGACCTGAACCATAGGATCTCCTTTTTTAATGAGAAATTGCTTATCACGTTTAAGAAGTATGAAAGGAAAATTAATGGTATTAATATAAGTGTCCGTGTCCACCATCCCGTTGATAAGGATAAAACGGTCTTCTCCAAACCTATTCATTGGTTGCATAAACAAGCAACTGTATCCAGGAGGGGTCGCGATTAGCCATTTATTAATAAATTTACCAGCATACTCTCCAGTTTTGCTATGCCATTTTTTTGGTACTTGAACTTTATCATGATAGCCAATATCATTATTTTCTTTGTTTGCGGGAGTAACCGAGAATTCTTTTTCTGTGGGATCAATTATATAGTCTTGGTCGAAAGGTATAATGTATCCTGCCGTCATTGCATCAAGAAAAGGTATGCATGTTTTAATTGTTGGTGCGTGTAAATTACCTTTCTTATGTCTTTCTAGTTTTTTATATTCTTCAGCCATAAAATGATTTGCTGGTTTAGGAGAAGGCCATACTTTTCTCATCTCTTTATCAATTGGACAGAATTTAATTTTTTTATTAAACATTTTAATTAAGAAAAATTCCCACAGAAATTCGCCAAAAAGGTAAATCTATTTTTATAGGCATTGCATCATGTAGATCACTTCCTGAAAATAAAACAAAATTTCCTGGCGCAAATTGTATGGAGGTATCTTCTATTTGCAAATGTCCACCCCAATCTTTATCCCATTCAGGTGTTAAAAACCCAACTAAAGAATATTTAAATTGCCGATGATCATGAAAATGAAACTTACTACTTTTGTGTTGTGCATTTAACATCATAGATTTAATTTGATAATTACCTAAATCAAAATTATTATTTTTTCGAAGATCACTATTTACTGCTGCAACTAAACCTGAAAAATAACCAAACCAATAAGGGTGATAAATTGTTTCTTCAAAAGAAACTCTAAAGGTAGGATAAAAATAACTAACACTTCCATAAGTATTATTAATAGACCAATTATGTTCTAATAATTTTTTATATGTGCCTTTAACTTCATATTCATTTAGAATATTTTTAATTTCGTATATTTTTTTAATCATTTTTCTTTTCTTTGATAAAGTTAAAGGACATAGAACGCCTAATTTCCTTTGGCTTCTTTGTTTTAAAAGGCATTACAAAATGTTGGTGGTTAGCATTAAAAATATAAAAATCTCCAACTTCAGGGTCTAAATAATGAGATCCTTCTCCTTCGGTTTCCTGCATCATAAAACCTAGTTTCCCATCTCTAAATTTATGAGGCTCTTTAGCATCATTGATATATGGAGGGATTTTTAAAAATAAAACTGTTGACCATCCAGTACCGTTGTGATGAGTATGAGGAGGATTATATTCCCCTTCTGTCATATCATTTACCCAGCAGGATAAAATATTTAAATGAGAGGGACCAGGTGGTAATAAACCAAATTTAATACTAGAGTGCATATGATCCTTCATACAATCAGTTATAAATTTAAAACCTTTTGTTTTTTCAATTAAATTTACTATATTCAATTCACTCTCTAGACGACCCGCTAACCGTGGGGCATAGGACTCCAGACTATTTTTAGCTTTTTCATATATTTTATTAAAATCATTAATATATGTTTTATCCATTTTATATTGAGAAATAAATTTTCCTGATATTCTTATTGTTTTATTCATTGGCTTCATATTTAAAGGTTGCTACCATTCTCAATTCTATGCATGTTCTACTCACTTCTCTCGCTGCATGAGGAATATAGCCATCAAATAGTACAGCTCTCCCTGGTTTAGGAATAACTGAATGTTGGATGTCCTTCCAATCCTCGGTTAAAAAAACAGTTTCTCCACTATATTCCATAGTCCATGTTCTGTTAAGATAAAACATTACGGTTATGATTTGATTATATCTAGAAGCAATATCAT